CAGGAACATTTAAAACGACGCAGCTAACTATTGAAACAATAGACGCAGCAGCGGCGACATATTCAACTAGATACCGTTTTAATGTTCAAAGTAACGGATCTAGTACGCCAATGGCATATTTAAACGCTACTGGACTAGGTATAAAAACAGCTACGCCGTTAGGACTTATTCACGCTGACGGCGGCGCTAGTGCAGCTAGGATAATACTTGACGCAGATAGCGGAGTAGCAAAAATTTTTAGTTTTAGAACAGACGCTTTGCCCAGGTGGGCATTTCGCGTGGACGGTGCAGAAACAGGATCAAACGCAGGCGCTGACTTTGCGCTGCGAAGCTATGATGATACAGGCGCTTTATTAATTAGTCCACTATCTGTAACCAGGGCAAACGGTAAAGCAAGCTGGCAAGCGACAGAAACGTATAGTACAGGACTAGCCAGGGCAAACTATTTTGACTACAATTTATCTGTAGCAGCTGGCGCTAGTTTTTCTAGTCCTAACGCAATTACGGCGCTAGGTGCTAGCCTAGATTTAACGCTAGCTGGTAACGCTACAATCCCTAGCGGTGCGCGTAGCGGACTAGACGCATACAATACGATTAACTTTACTGGCACAGGCACATTAACGCAAAGCCAGGGAACACAAATTCGCGCATATAGTAATTTAACAGCAGGCTGGTCATTTAGTGGCGCTGCTGCTGGTACAATTACGCACCTAGCAGGCCTGCGCGTACTTTTTCCTGACGCTGGTAGTGCAGGACTTACTATTACTAATAACTACGGACTATTAATTAATGATCAGTCGCCTAATACTGGAGTAATAACCTATACAAATAGGTGGGCAATATACCAAGAGGGCGCAAGCGATCTAAACTACTTTGCGGGTAATGTTTTAATAGGTACTACTGTAAATAGTGGTTTTAAGTTAAATGTAAATGGAACTGTAAGCGCACAAGCCTACAGAGTAAATGGTACTAATGGACTTGCTGGATATTTATTACAGCAAGGCGACTGGCTAGGAACTGCTGCAACTAATTTAACGGTAGCGGCTGAAACTGGTAACGGAATATCATTTTATACCAATGGCAGTGGTACATTGGGAATGTTTTTGAATACTAATAATAATTTAGGTTTAGGAGTAACACCCGCAGCGTGGTTTACTGTTTATAGAGCGTTAGAAATTGGTAACTATGGCGCTGCAATAAGCGGGCAAACTAACGCACAAGCATTAACACTATGGAATAATGCCTATCCTAATGCAAGTAATGTAGATACATACACTACAACTGCCGCAGCTAATAAGTTTAGAATGGACGGCGGGGCTTTTCAATGGTTTTCAGCCCCTAGCGGCACAGCTGGTAATGCCATAACCTTTACGCAAGCTATGACGCTTGACGCCAGCGGCAATTTACTTTTATCTACAACAGCACCAATAGGATCACGAAACGAGTTAAGGTTAGGCGGAAATGCTGCTGGTAGTGCGATAACTTTAGGCAGATCAGGGAATAACAAATCTTTAATTCAAGTTGATAGTTCGGACTTTTTGTATATTGAAAATACTTCTAATACTGATACTCTTTTCAGTACAAATAATACAGAACGTTTAAGAATAAAAGCTGGCGGCAACGTCCTTATCGGCACTACAACAGACGCGGGGCAAAAATTACAGGTTAGTGGAACTTTTAGAGCAACTGGTTATATTCAGTTTGGTAATTATGGTTATAGTACAACACAGTACGGTACTGTACTAAATGGAACAAAAACAGTAACAATAACAAACCCTAGTGTTAATGGTTACATTAAGATAATGTGTGGTGTATATGGTAATGGAAGTGGAGAACAATCAGTAGCAGAATGGATATGTGGTGGCTATGGTAATGCGGGTATGAACGCAGTAGAAATAGTAAGAAATAACAATAATGCAAATTTAACTGTTTCAGCAATTACAAGTAATATAGGAAGTTTAACATTCACAGTTACTTACAATGTAGCTGCTAATGGAGATATTACTGTAGGTATTTTAGTTGGCGATGTAAATAATAGTATACCGACAATAACAATAGCTTAAATAATAATAAAAATGGGATATTCAATTCAACCAGTCCAAATTTGGACTAACGGAACAGCCGCAACAGGCAACTTTATTGACGCTAGTATCGTGAATGATAATTTAAGCGATTACGCGCAGTTTTACTGGCAAATATCTAGCGTTACAACAGATAGCGAAGGGGCGCAGACAAAACAAAGCCTAGCGCAAGGAAATACTACAATAAGCGGCGCTGACTATGACGCCTGGGGCCAGTCAGCAGATATTAATTTAGCTGCTTACCAGTATATTTGTAGCAAATTAAATTTAACCCTAATACCTTAAAAAAATGGACAAACTACAAACGCTCAAAGCAGCAGCCTACGACCTTCTAGCGAACATTGAATGGTTACAAGCAAAGCTGCGCGAAACTAACCTTGAAATTGCAGAGGAAACTAAAAAGCAACAAGAAAGTGGATCTACAAATAGTAACGATAGCAATTAGTAGCCTTTGTGGCTTTGTGGCGTCTTGGGCCGTGCTTAATCAGCGGGTAAAAGCGCTAGAGGAAAAGCAGGCAAAGCAAGACGATCACGCAGAGCGCTTAATTAGATTAGAAACAAAGCTGGATATTTTAATTCAGCAAAGCAAGCGCTCAACAATATGAAAAGCCAGGCTGTACGAATAGCTGACGTTATTTTTATTGGCCCCTTTATGATCTACGCTAGTAGTAAGCTAAAAGGCCAGGATAAAACTATTATGCTGGGCCTGGGTATTGCTACAATTATTTACAACGGTTTAAACTATTTAAAATATGAAAAAGCTATTTAAAAACTGGAAAACCACCTTTTTTGGCTTTGCTACCGTTATTGGCGGTATTGCAGCTATACTAAAAGGCGACCTGGTAACTGGTATTACTACAATTGGCGCAGGCCTGGGCCTAACCGCTGCGAAGGACTTTGACAAAACAGGAGTGTAGTGAAAAAAAGATATTTTTATTTTATTGGTGCCGCTACAATAATAGGCCTAATTTTTTATCTAAAATCAAAAGGACAAAACGGTGGCCAAAATAAAAATAATAATATACTTTTTATAGGTGATTCATTGACTGATATTGAATATAAAGGCCGACCAACAGGTACATACCCACTAATAATAAAAAAAGACCGTCCCGATCTTTTTATAGATGTCAACGCTGAAGAAGGTAAAACTACTGCCTGGATGCTATCTAATTTACCTAAATACCTTAACAAACAATATAACAAAGTATTTATTTATGGTGGTGTTAATGATGCTTTTAATCCTAGTATAAAATTAGAGACAGCAGTATCAAACATTCAAAAAATGGTAAATTTGGCAATAGCTAACGGAGCGAAGGCTTATGTAATTACTGGATATGAGCCAAACGGTTTTATGGACTACCGAAAAATGCCAGTTACATACTATGTAAGATCAAAAACAGCTTATATTCCTTTAATAGAAAGATATAAACAGTTACAATCATTAATTAAGTCAAGAATAAAAAACGCTACTATCATTCCAAAATTTAATTTACAAGGATTAACAAATGACGGAACACACACAACAGGAATTGGGCAGAGAAAAATAGCAGAAACTATCAAAAATTATTTATAATGGTAAACATAAAAAATGCCATAGAGATAGCAAAACCGCTAATTAAAAACTATGAAGGCTTGGCAAGTACTACGCCAGCGCCAAAACTTACGCTTGCTGCTAAAAATGGTAACCCAAATCAAAAAATTTATGCGTATTGGGATAAGTATGCTAAACTTTACACAATAGGTTGGGGCAGCATTTATCTTAATGGTAAAAGAGTAAAACAAAATGATGTCATAACAAGATCGCAGGCAGAAACTCTTTTTGAAAAAGAAATAATTGAAAGAGAAAAACTAATTCGTGATAAAGTAAATTTGAATAAATTAAACGAAAATCAATACGCTGTACTTATTTCAATAGCTTATAATGCTGGGCCTGGCGGTTTATCTTCAACAAAAATTTTGCCTGCTATTAATGCTGGTAAGCCAGCAGCAGAAGTAGCAGCAATAATAAAAGATTCTTTAACTACGTCAAGAGGAGTTAAGGTGCCTGGATTGGTACGCAGAAGGCAAGAAGAATCAAATTTTTTTTTGCAAATTCCAACACTGCTAAAAAATAAGTTGCCAATAGCGTTACTAATACTTACTTTGTCAGCTTTATATTTTTATTTTGAAAAAAAATAAGGTAATATAAATACATAAATAATTGATTTTACTTACTTTGTACGTTCCGCTGAATCACAGCGGAATTTTTTTTTGTTTATATGAAATAAAGTGCTATAAATTTGTTTATGACAAACGATCTTACAACCTAAATTCTAACCGTATGAAAACTACGCCCCACGATCTAGCGGCATATAAACGTATGCTAGAGGGAAAAATTAAAGCACTTCAATTTATCGGATCTAATCTAACACGCACAAAGCGTATTACCTTCCAGGTAACATTTGACTGCGGCAGCCAGGTATTTATTGAGCAAAACATTATTCCTTTCAATTTAGAAATGGAACTGCGCACGCTGGTTGATGATTCAATAGATCACTATCAGCGCCAGTTAGTAAACGCTAATACTGGAAACTATGAGCAAATTTGATCGGGTAATTATCTGGAGTTATACCTGGCTATTTTGTTTCCCACTAATGCTAACAGTAATGATAGCAGTTGAAACAGTTTTTTTTATCTACAACACTATAAAATTTATACAACTATGCAAAACGTACATTTTGACGCGCCTGCCTTTCCGCCGCAAGTAGCACAAGACAACCTGGGCCGCATTGTGGCCCCTATTCCTGGACTATCAAAGCTGGAGTATTTTAGTTTACAACTGCTGCCTTTCTACCTTGAACTAGCAACTACAAAAAAGCTAGCCGACAAAGGCCAGCCAGTAACAGCAATAGAGGCGGCAATTAAAACGGCAAAGGATCTTATTGAAAAACTAAATGTAAAAGAAAATGAAAAAGACGTCTTATCAATTATTGAATAGTCCTAAATTTTGGCTGCTAGTAATTTTAATTTTTATGCTATGGCTATCTAGCTACTGGAACTATTAAGCAAATGACAAACGACCTAGAACTTAACGACCTACTAAAAGCTAGGCGCTACGATCCTACGCGCAGGCCTAGCCAGGAGCAGGTCGTTTTTTCAATCAATTCTAAAATAGTGGGAACGCTACAAAACTATGTAGTAGTAAGCGGCCTGCCGAAGGCAAGCAAAAGTACTTATGTGGGTGCTATTGCTGCTAGTGCGCTGGTGCCGCATTACCAGGCTGTTTTTGGTCTTAAACTATCGCTGCCAGCAGATCGGCAGCGCCTAGCTTATTTTGATACAGAACATAGCGCTTTTGACTTTTATAGGCAAATGGATAAAATAAAAGGCTTTGCAGATAAAAATAGCTTACCCGATTTTTTTGATGCCTTTTCTACTCGTGAGGATATGCCAGGGCGCATACGCAAACTAGTTGAATCTTATTTGCAGGCACACGCAGATTGCAGCGTCTTAATTATTGACGGACTGCTGGATCTTTGCCTTAATTACAATGACGAAAGAGAAACCAGGCTACTTACAAACTGGTTTAAAAGGATCACTAAACTTTACAACATTTTACTAATTGGAGTGCTGCACTTGGGTAAGGGCCAGGGAGAAACGCTAGGACATTTGGGATCTAATACAGATCGCTGGGCGCAGAGTACCTTGATAGTAGAACGAAATAAAGAAAATCAGCAGTTTATTTTAAGGCCTAAATACTTGCGCAGTAGTGATGATTTTGATCCTATTGCGATAATGAATTTTAACGGACTATGGCAGCAGGTACCGTACATAGAACAGGAAACTTTTGCAATACCTAAAAAAAGTAAAAAATCTTAACCTGGGAACAGAGGAAACTGAACGCTAATAACTATGGAACAGAAAAACAACAGCGGAACAATTTTCCGCAACGCGAAAAAGGAAACAGCGCAGGCGCCCGATTATTCGGGAACAGCTACGGTATCGGAAAAAAAATACCGTATTGCTGGCTGGATCAACAACAGTAAAACTGGCGGTAATTATTTGCGCGTCCTTTTTACTGAAGTAATTGAAAAGCCGCAAGCTGAAGTGCCAGCAGAGCAAAGCAGGCTGGAAATTGGTAGCGGTAATGTAGATAGCGTTATACTAGATGATCTACCATTCTAAAAAAAAGCGCCAGGAGCTAGGCTCAACTGGCGCGGACAAACGACCAACGGACTAACCGCGATCACCTGTATTCACAACGAAAATAACAAAAAATGACAAAGGAACTAAAAACTGCAATAGTTTTTTTTAAGCCTGGAACAAAGCGGCCCAGGAAGTACAGAAATATCAATAACGTGGTAAAATTTGGCAGATTTTGCCAGGATCTTGGCGCCTGGTATATTAACTGGTACGACAAGCAAAGCGCGAAATTTGAGCGCCGAACGTGGCTTATACGCGATTTTGAGAAAAAGCTGTAAATTAGTGTATTCATAAGCAGTAGGATTGGTTTTTACAATGCGGCCCCTGGTTTCCACTAGGGGCCTTTTTTTGCGCTGATATGTGCAACGGTTTTTTTTAAATAAAGGTCAATACAGGTAATGTGTGGATAAAAAAAACCTGTAAAATTCCCTAAAATATCAATTATTTTTACTAACTTTGAGCTATTCTGTGCGAGGCCCTAAAAAGGCCTGCACAAATAGCTCAAAAAGTTGAGAATTTTAGAAAGTCAAAAAATACTGTTGTAAAAGTTTTGCAGGCCGAAAAAGTTTTTTTACTTTCATAACGACAAACGATCACGTACATAAAAAGCCGCGCCGCAAGGCGAATGAGAAACTTACTTTTTTGGGTGAGCGGTGCTGCTGCACTCTTTCTACTATCAAGGTTTAGATTTTATCAAAAAGCTATCTTTCAGCTGCGCTCCCTGCGCCCAGGTGGCACCCTGCTACAACCCACTGTAAATGTTGAAATGTCTGTGCAGAATCCTACCAATACAACGATTAAAATAAAAAGTATTAGTGGATCAATCAGCGTGAACAATAAGTATCTAGCGAATGTATCGGCATTTGGTGATCAGACGGTGGCACCCAACAGCGAAAGTACGCTGCGACTGGTTGCACGTCCTAGCGCGTTAGGAGTTTTTGAAAGCATACGCGAACTATTAACAGCGCCAGCAGGCCAGATTAGCGCTACATTCCAGGGATCAGCAAACGTTGACGGTATTGTTGTACCAATAAATGAAACGCGCCGCCTGTGAACGCTAACGTATTAATGGGAAGGCTGGCACCGTTTCAAAATAAAAACGAAATGCTAGTCCAGGATCAAAGTACTGGCGACATAATAGACGCTATATGCAACGCGCATAACAGACACGCGCAGGAATATAGCCGCATTAGTTCTTTTTTTAATGCTGGAACACGAAAAGAGGTAGGACGTAAAATTTTTAATTTTTTAAAAAATAACGTCCGCTATGTAATTGAGCCTGGCAGCAAACAAACTGTAAAAAGTCCTGCTGCGATCCTGGCAACAGGGTATGGCGATTGCAAGCATTACAGCTTATTTGCTGGCGGAGTTCTACAAAGCCTGGGCATACCTTTTGCGTACAGGTTTGCTAGTTACCGAGCGTTTGATAAGCAACCGCAGCACGTTTTTGTTGTAATTAACCCAGGAGCGAACGAAATTTGGATTGATCCAGTAGTAGGACAATACGACTACAAAAAACCGTATAAACACGCAACAGATAGAAAAATGGCACTATATTCAATAAGCGGAGTGGGCGCGACAGCGCAACAAAAGGCAGCATTAAAAGCTGCAGAAGCAGCCAAAAAAGCGGCGCCGACAAAAGCGGCGAAAACAGCAGCTAGAACAGAGTTGAAAGCTGCCCGCCAGGCTGCGGGCCGCACAGCAGGCCAGGTATTAAAAAAAGGAACAAAAGCAGTTTTAAAAGTGGCAGCAGCACCAGTACGCAACGCATTTTTAGCGTTAGTAGCATTAAATTTTGGCGGCCTGGGAACAAAGCTGAATTCTGCCTGGCAAAAAGCGCCTAGCAGGCTAACTAATTTTTGGGAGGGTGCAGGCGGAAAAATTGAGGCGCTGAAAAAAGCCTGGGAAAAAGGATCAACTAAAAAAAGAATTTTTGGCGATGATATGATAGGCGCACCACCAGCAGCAGCAGCAGCAGCGGCAGCGCCACTACTGGTAAAAGTTTCAGACGTATTAAAGCAAATCGGTATTGATCCAGCAGAATTAGTGCAAATTGGAAAAGACGCACTAAATGCAAAGGCACAGGAGTTAGCTAAAAAAGTGCTGGAGCCTAAAGCAGCAACGCAGGCGGACTATATTGATACAGCGGATCAAGTTTTTGATCAGTCACCAACTATGGACGTGAGCAGTACACCAGCGTTTGAAAAACCTGCTGCAACTAGCAAACCTAATTTTTTACCCTTAATACTAGGCGGCGCAGCTGTCCTATATTTTGTAACTAGAAAAAAATAAAATGACTGCAAAGCAACGCGCAGCACGCGCAAAATTTAAGGCAGTAGTAGCAGAGGCTAAAAAGCTGCGGAAAAAGAATCCTAAACTAACGCAGGCGCAAGCTGTAAAGCAAGCCTTTGCAATAAGCTACGGTAAAAAGCGCGCTGGAGTAGGAGCAGTTAAGAAAAAAGCAGCTACAAAAGTAAAAGCTAAAAAAAGCAAGGCTACAAGTGAAATGCACACAGACACTAAAAGCCATAACGTTAATATCCGCGTAGTAAGTGGAATATCTAAAATTACTGGTATTCCACATAAAGCAAAGTATTATATTACCTATAAACTTTTTGATATAAAAAGAGTTGACTATTTTGATAAGTTACCAAAAGATAGATATATCAGTCCTAGTGAACGTATTGTTTATGTTATGAAAAATACTGACAATGGAACTTCATTAGTACCATTGAGATATACTAAAAATGATAATATAGTTAAAAAGTAATGTATAAAATCTTACCCTACACGCAGGCCCAGGCTAGGCGCTTAAATGTAAGAGTAAAGCCAAGCAGCAGAAAGGGTAAAAAAATTGATGTATATGACAGAAAAGGAAATTTTGTAACAAGTGTAGGCGCTAAAGGCTACCTGGACTATCCAACTTACCGAAAGTTATTTGGAAAATCAGTAGCAGATCAGCGGCGGCGCCTATACAAGCAAAGGCACCAGGCGGACAGAAAAGTAAAAGGAACGCCAGGCTTTTTTGCAGATCAGCTGCTGTGGTAAACAAGGACGTAACAAACAAACATAAAAAAACAAAATGGCAAGACGTAGAAAAAGCACCAAAAGACGCGGCCGCCGCCGTATGGGTGCTATTGGCAAAAGAGCCAACATTACAGCTGCACTAGGTATTATAGCTGGAGCAGTTATTGGTAAAAAAGTTGCAGGATTTATTCCAGTTGGGGATGATCGTATTAAAAATGCAGCTGTTTTAGGTATCGGACTAGCTTTCCCAATGATCTTAAAAGGCGACCTGGGTAAGTCAATTGGTAACGGTATGATCGCAGCAGGTGGCGCAGGTTTAGTAGGTCAATTAGTACCTGGACTTGGTCAAATGGATGATACTATGACTTTTCCAGTAACAGTAGGCGAAGTACCCGACAACATTAGCGTAATTGCTGGTGATGATGATGTAATGGCTGGTGATGATCTTTCTGTACTGGCAGGATATAGCGAGGACGAAGAGTAATTAAATTACCTGTATTCACCTTTATTTAAAAACAAAAAGCCCAGCCCTGGGCCATAACGAACAGGGCAACAAAAAAAATGGCTACAACAGTTGGCACACGCCTAGCCTTTGAAAAGGCAAAAGAGGCGATTAACCGCGCTGGTTTTTCGCTTGGGCAAGCAGTACTTTCACAGTCCTACTTGCGTTTAGAAGTTTCGCTATCTACTAGCGTTACCAATTATCAGTTCCCTGTATTGCAAAATGACGTTAGCACTAGCAATACTACTAGCTTTAACACAGAACGCCGTCTTGCTCTCCAGGATGCGTTCGTTTGTAGCTCACTTTTCGTGGGATTCTGTGTACCTGGTAGCAGCACAGCTACTAACTTTCAGTTGGTAACTTATCCTAACGCAAACATTTTTAGCGCAGCTAACACAGCTACCAGCTTATACAACTGGTATAACAGCAGCCTTTCTTTGACAGTTAATAACCGTCAAATTGTACCTGCTTACGATCTGTACCGTCACTACTCTGTACCGCAGCAGCAGCAAACTACTGACGCTGATTACAGCACTTCTGGTATTGACTACAAAGATCAGCAAAGCGGTGCCGATAGTGGTTTTTACCCTATTGAGCCAGCCTGGGTGCTTGTTGGATCAAAGCAGAACAGCCTGCAAGTTCAACTAGCTACTGCTATGCAAGCGGTTGAAACAAATAGCCGCGCGGTTATTATTATGCGTGGACATTTGGCGCAGAACGTTACCCCTGTACGTTAATAGGGTGGTTGATTTTTACATAGGGGCCAGTCAAATGGCTGGCCCTATTTTTAAAAAAATAAAAAATTTAGACAATGGCATTTAAAGCCGCTAAATACGAACTTGTTGAACTGTTAGTACCTGGCGTGGGTGGTGGACAAACTCAAACACAATGGAGTTTTCCAGATTTACCAAAACTGCGCTATACTAGCCTTTTAGCTATGGAAACCTGGGCAATTGATACCCTGGAAAAAAGTCCTAATAACGTGGACACGCCAACAGCTGCAATAATGGAAAAAAGTTACCTGGTACTTTATGCAAATGAGCGTCAAGACCTTTACCGTATTCCGTTAATTAGCTTAATGCGTCAGCAGGCTACAACTGGAGCAACTGCACCTTTTGTACGCGCGTTATTTGAATTTCAAGGCCAAAAAGTAACCTGGGATAAGTCATTTATTCAAATTGCTAACGCACCTGCTAACACTACTAATTTTAGTTTTTGTTTCGGTGTTTATTACATTTAAGCTATGCCAGTACCTGCACCAACTTTGAGAAGTATTAACGCTGTGCTAGATTGGTACAATGAGTGCGACTACGCAGCCTGGGAACTTTATCCGATTCCACAAAAAAAGGACTATCGTATTAATTTATATTACGGTAAGGACAAAGATGAGGGAACTGAAAAGCTGCGCAACGAACTTGCCAGAATCCAGCCAGACGATTACGAAAGTTACGTGCTAGTGCTAGGCGCTATGAAAGGCACAAAGGACAGAGTTTTTGAAAGCCAGGTGCGCCAGGTATTTAGATTAAATGAAAAGCCTAGCTATATGGCTGGCTATCCTATGCCGCAGCAGGCGCAAATTAATAACGAGATCCTAAACGAGATCCGCGCGCTACGCGCAGAAAGGCTGGCAGAGATTGAAGAAGATGAAACAGAGGAAGAAGAAGAGGAACAGCCAGTAACGCCAGCTAGTATTTTAGCTGGTATGCTGCAACAGCCGCGCGTACAGGAGTTATTAATTAATGCGCTGACAGGAATGGTAGGATCAATGGCAAGGCCTAGAGTGCAGGCAGTAAGTGGAACACATACGGAACAAGATATGGAACAAATACTACAAACTTTATTTAGCAAAGGAGTTACGCCCGATGATCTAATGAAGTTAGCTGCTATGCCGCAGAGTCAAATAACTATGTTACTTTCAATGCTACGCAAATAATGGCAAAAGGAATAAAAATATCAACTACTGATGTGCTGCTAATTGGTGGCGGATTGCTGGCTTTTACAGCTATAAAGCGCCTATTAGTTGCAGGCGGTTTAGCGGCTGGCCCTGGAACAAAGGCAGTTAGTGACGAGATCACAGATCCGCGCAGTTATTGGAAACCTAGCTACTATAAACGTACTGGCGGAATGTTAGTAACGCGCGCATATGCGGAATATAGTGCAAAGCAGATTCACAATGCTTTTGGTATATTCCAGGATGATTTTAATGCTATTTTGGCTGTATTTAACAAAATGCCTAGTAAAGCAGCTATTTCGTGGCTAGCAGACGTTTTTCAGCAGATGTACAAAGAGGATCTACTTACATTTTTAACAAACGGTGGCGGTATCTTACCCTGGGACGGACTATCGGACGCCCAGCTAAAACAGTTACTAGCTTTTACCAATAAACTACCTAACAAGTGAAAAAAGGAAATTTATTACCCTTATTGCTAGTTGCTGGCGCAGCAGTAGCATTTATTGCATTTCGTAAGCGTTCGCGTGTAACTGTAACAGCAGATGCACCAATTAAACAAACAGCAGAAGAATTTGCAGCTGATACGCAAGCTCCTAGCCTTTTAGATAAGGCAGCTGATATTATCAAAAATGTATTTACAAGGCCGCCCGAGCGCAAAGCAAAGGCCCAGGCACAGCGCCAAGCTGCGCGTATGGCTAGAAAGAAAAAGCAAGACGTAAAAGCTGTAAAAGAAAAACTAGCAAAAGGTGAAATTCGTTTTAGTGGTTTTAGAGATCAGGATGTACTTTGTTAAAAACTAACCAATGAACAAAAATTTAATATACATAGCAGCGGCAGCTTATTTTGTATGGCTTTTTTCTAAAAAGAAAGTTAACGGAATGACTGCACCCAGCGCACGCAAAGCAGCTAGAAAAGCTAGGCAGCTTGTGGCTGACGCTGTTGATCAAACGACCTTTTTACCAGACGAAACAACTTTTGCAGATCAATACGCAAAAGATAAAAGCGCGTGCAAATGACTTGTAAAAAATACATAACAGAAACAAAGATTTTTAGCAGTAGCAGCCAAACTGATACTAATGCTAATAGTGTGATTTTTGTTAATCAAGGTACGTCCAACGTAACGGTGGACGGATTTTTACTAACGCCTAACCAGTCCTGGAATATAACAGGCAACGAAAATGAAATAAATGTAAAAGTTTATTCATTCAATTTTAGTGGCGCTGGCGTGAATCAATTAACAGTAATACTCAAACGATACGTTTAATGTTCGTTAATTTTAATATATTAAACCAGTTAGGCAGTCCAGCGATTAATAGCAATACGTTTGCTAACCGTCCTGCTGCTGGCCAAACTGGAAGGCTGTTTGTCAGTACAGATACCTTTGAAATTTACCGCGATAACGGTACAACGTGGGATCTTATTGGCGGCCCAGGATCCAGCACAATAACTGGAACTGGAACAGCAACGCAGGTGGCTTACTTTACCAGTAGCCAGGCGATAGGATCTAGCGCGAATTTATTTTGGGATAATACAAACGGCTATTTGGGAGTAGGAACGGCAACGCCAGGTGCAAGAATTGAGGCAGTAAAGACAGACGGTTACGGCATTTATGCTAACTATACTACTAACGTAGGTAGCGGCGCTAGCACGACAGCTATTTACGCGATCAATAATACAGCGAGCAGCGGCTACGCGGCAGTAATTGAAGAAAAGACAGGCAATACTACTGGCGGTCAATATCCGCTATTAGTTAAGCATAGCCTTTCTAGTGGAACAGCGGCAGTAGGTAATGGAACTGGACTGCAATTTCAGTTACAAGACGATGCAGGAACATTTAAAACGACGCAGCTAACTATTGAAACAATAGACGCAGCAGCGGCGACATATTCAACTAGATACCGTTTTAATGTTCAAAGTAACGGATCTAGTACGCCAATGGCATATTT